TATTCCAATGAATATGTTTATATCAATTACAGACCCTGATAAAATTGAATATGGAACAGAGTTTGTTAAGGTTTATAACGAAGCTTGTTCAAACATAATTCTTGAGGAAGGCGAGCTTAGTGATGAAGAAGTTGCGGATAAAATTAAAAAAGCAATCGAAGGAAAAGAAAAAAATAACGGTTTGAAAATTTTACAGAAATAACGATTTTTTAAAATATGGAGATTTGACAAATGGAAATAGAAAACTCTTTCGCTGGAAATCCACTCAATGATGTGTGGGCATTGAAATATAGACCAACGACACTTGATGATATTATTCTACCAGAAAGATTAAAAAACACATTCAGAAAATTTATTGAAAATGGGAATGTTCCTAATCTTTTACTGTGTTCATCAAGTCCTGGCACTGGAAAAACAAGTATTGCCAAAATATTGGCATACGAGTTAGATGCATGTCTTTTAGAGATAAATGGCTCACAGGAGCGTGGTATTGATGTTATAAGAGGTAGGATAACGACCTTTGTTCAAAATAAAGCTGTTGGTGGCAACAAAAAAATAGTATTCATTGATGAGGCAGATGGTTTAACACCAGATGCACAAAATTCATTGAAGTCTTTCATAGAAGAGTTTAGTGAAGTGGCAAGATTTATATTCACTGCCAACGATGAGTATGCTTTCATTGACGCAATTCGTTCAAGATTTCAGAAAATATATTTTGAAGTTGATTCAGAAGAATATCAGGAGATGATAAATCTATTCACCGAAAGAGTTGTGTCAATTCTTACAAAGGAAGATATAAAACACGATGAAAAAATAGTTTTCAAAGTTATAGTTGAAAATTTTCCAGATTATAGAGAGTGTTGGCAAGTTCTGAATTCAATATATAATAGCTATGGTGAAATAACCAAGAATATTAATATAACTAAAAAGTCAATAACCACTCTCATTGGTGCCATTGATACAAAGGATTTAAAAGTTATTCGTAACACAATGGCAGAATTATCAAACATTGATTATAGAAACATATATAGTAAGTTGATGGAAAGATGTGATGAGTTTAAATCATACACTCTCGATAATTTAATTTTTACGCTGGCAGATTGGAATTATAAGAATAATTTTGTTGCAGATAAATATCTAAACTTTCTTGGAATGTGTGCTGACCTAATCATGAACTCTGGAGCTTAATATGCGATTTGATGAAAATGGTAATTTTATTATTGATGATGAAATAGTTCAAGAGCAGACTGAACCTGAAGAAATTGACGAAACCAAATCTCCGAGACTTGACTTATTCAGAGATATCTTAAAAAATATTCTTGAGTCCAACACCAGACTCGATTGGGATTTGGCAAAAAAAACATATAGTGCTTTCGTTATCAATAGATGTCTCGCAAACGAAAATGCATTTTTGAGTCTCGTTTATAAACTGAATCGTTTTGCATCATCAATTTCACCAGAAATGCATTATAAAATTTTACACAAAAAAATAAAACCTAAAAGAAAAAGATTCCTTGGTTATTTAAAACAGAAAAATGTTGACCCAAATACTCATAAGATAGCACAATTCTTCAATATTAATAATTATGAAATGGAATCTTATTTAAGTATAATTGGAGAGAAAAACACAAAAGATATCTTGAAATTCATCGAAAATATCGAGAAAGCTCCAAAAAAGAAAAACTCAAAAAAATAAATATGAATGTTTAAATTATTGTTTTGTACTTATTTGAAGGAGAAACTCGATGAATGATAATGAATTTAAAGTTAAGACATTCAAAAAAATCCCAAGAGAACAATTAGACCAAATTGTAAATGAACTTGTTGAAATCGAATTAATACAGCCTTTTCAGATAATAAGAGAGACCCTCACAAGAGTTGGTGTATTAAAAAGCAGTGTATTATATCAGACAGCACATATTTTACACAAGAAAAGTAAATATTACATAGTTCACTTCAAACATCTGTTTGCTTTAGATGGTCGGGACTGTACATTCGATGAAGATGATGAAAAAAGATTATATAAAATCATACATCTTTTAAAAGAATGGAATTTAATCAAAATAATATCACCAGAACACGACCAGAAAGCAGAAGAGTGCAAAAATGTTTTTGTTCATATTGCAAAGGTCGGTGAAATCAGAGAAAACAAGGTTTTATTGAAGAAAAAATACAATCTTTAAAACTAATTCATTTTTCCAATTGAATATATCAAAAATATGCGTATAATATGTTTTGTTACTGCTTTTTTTATGAGGCGACTTGATAGAAACTGAATATAAAAAATTTGTAGTTTTCGATTATCGGAAAACATTGAATAAATCTTTTTATTATCCCGATACCAACAACGGTAAAAACCCTTGGTTTTATGAACCACTTAATTATAAGGGTGAAAAACCTCATTCGTTGGGATATAAAACGAAAAATGAATGTCTCTTAGATGCACATATCGACGAATGCGACATATTAATCAAAATATATGAGAAAAAACTGAAAATAATAACTTCTTTTTTTGATACCCTAACTGAATTGGAGGCAACTAAATGTATTGGAAAAACTCTGGAAAAAGATGTTGCGAAACTGGAAATGTCATATTCTTCATCAATGTATCTGATGAAGAGGTTACAACTGGAACTGAAAGACCTCAGAGAACGGAGGATTCAACTTAAAAAATTAGAAGAAAATCAAGATTGAATAAATTTTAAAAATCATAAATAGTTATGTCTTTCTAATTATTTATGGAGTTCAATATGAAAAATTTAATCTGTCTTGATGCAAGCATTCAATCAACTGGAGTGAGCATTTATAATTTTGATACTAAGGAGACATATTTGTATAGCTATACGAATAAAGTTAAAAAGGACTTAGAATTTAAATGTAATGGTTTTCATGTTAAAATTGTGAAACAGGATAAAAAATATGAGAAGGTTGACGATTTTGTCCGATATATACATGTATCTCAAACAATATATGATGAAATTGAGCCGTATTTGAATTCTGATACAATTATATATATCGAGGGGTACTCGTATGCCAGTAAGGGTTTAACTTTCAGCATTGGTGAGTTCTGTGCGTTATTGAAGTATCCAATTACAGTGAGAGGACATCAAATAAATGTTATCGCACCAAGTGATTGGAAAAAGCATGTTACAGGAAAGGGGAATGCAACTAAGGATATTATATATAATGTCATGTTAAATTCAGAATTGAGAGAAGTGTTGGCGGAATTTGTTGTGAGGGGATATCCATATAAGAAAGGTAGTTGGGTTGAAGATATCGCAGATGTGTATTCAATACAAAAATGTGTTTTAAACATGTGAAGGGAGATTGTGAATGAAAGATTTATTAGATTTAATGCCAAATGTTACAGATGAACAGAAAGAAATCATAAACAGTAATGTTAAAGTTATTTTTGATGTTGTAAATAAAGAATATCAGAAAGAGTCTTCATCTATTAAGAATGATTTATATTCACAGGGATATATTGTGATGTGTAATCACATAAAAAACTATCGAGATACAGATAACATATATAATTTTATGAAAAATGTATTGAAATACAGTCTCAGAAATTATTATACAAGGTCTGTTCTTGGATATAAGCCAAAATCTTCAGGAAAAGATATGAACGATAAGGACAAAGAAAATAAACAAGTTTATGATGAATTATACAAAGAAAAGCTCGATAATTGGAAAAGAGAACTTAAAATATGGGAAGAGTATCAAAAGGAATGGTCTTCACATTACTCTGAGCCGTTCAGTGTGAAGAAACCTAAAAAACCATCTAAAACATGTTATACAATACAAAGACGAAATATATCCGTGGAGATTAAAGAAGATACTGCCACATATCAATATGATTTCATCGAAGAAGAAAGGCGGAAAATGATAAGTTCTACAATCGAGACTCTATCTCCAATAAAACAGAAATTCATAATCGAAGTGTATTTCAATAATAAAAAACCCAAAATGGTTGTAAAAGAAATAAACAACGAAATAAAATCAATATTGGATGATGTAAAATTCAAAATAGAAATGTCTGATTATCTCAACATAAAAAGAGAAGAAATCATCGATATAAACACCAACAATCCAATCGAAAAATATATTTATAAAAAAATAATAGAGACGAAAGAACCAATTTCTAAATTATATAAGATAATGAAAGCTCGTGGTGCCGATTATTATAAGAATTCTATCTTAGATGAAATGAAAAAGAAACTGCAATCAAGAATCAAATAATATCAAAGACAATTTTTTTTGTTCTATCCCAGAATGTCATTTTGAAATCTTCATCAAAAAGCTCTTTATCGAACTTTATAAATATCTGCTTACAACAATACTCTCTGGCATCATCCAGAGTATTAAATTCGCCAGCTATTTTTATTAATTTTAAATGTCCAACTTTCCAACGCTTGATAACAATGTATTTTTCGATTGATATTTCTTCAATCGAGGAAAGCATCAAGTCCACCCTTTACCACCTTGTTGAAATCATAATATTTGTCAAAATCATTAATTTTATCAAATAGCACAACCATTCTATTCTTTATGAAAAACTGCATGAGGTTCATCTTCGACATCTCTGGTATCCTTTCTTTGTTCTCTTCATATTTATAAATTATTTCTTTCTGAATGTCAACTGGAACTTTACTCAAATCAACAAGTTTCTGATTTCTCTTAAAATTTTCAAGTAATTGTTCTCTCGAAACTTTAATCTGTTTCGTTTTAGAATCTTTGACATCTACCAACAATTCATCCATAACAGTGTTGTTACATATATGTTGCCATACTTTTTCTTCTTTCCACATTGTAACCTGTCTCTTATCTGGATTCACAAGTGTGTCAGCATCTGTGGTCTTTACATTAGGAACATCATCGTTGGAATCACCATTGAGTATCAGCCACATCAATTCATTCTTTGGGTTGAGAGTGTTTATTTCAACCTTTTCTTTCGGGTCATACTGTTTTATCATTGATGAAAAATGCAGTTGCTTAAAATCCTTATCGTTGGATACGATTATTATTTTCTCAGATGGTTTTGTTTTATTAATATAATAAACCAACGACCCGATAACATCATCACCCTCAGCTCTACTAATTTTAATGTAATTGAATGGAAAATTTTCTTTCAGTTCTTCTTCAAATTTATTAAGATGTTCATAAAACTCGTCCCATGGAAAAGAATCTGTTTTTCTTCTGAGTTTTCTTCTGCCTTTATAATATGGATGAATATCCTTTCTCCATGTGTTTCTATCGTCAGCACATAGAACTATCTCTCGTTCATCTCTATATTTATTAGATATTGATAGTATCATCGAAATAGTTCTATGTTTTAAAAAACTGAATGTTGTTTCTAATCCCTCTGCAATCATTTGCTCTTTGAATGAGTAAAGATTATTGTGGATTATCTGTGAAAAGTCAAAAAGAATCATTTTTGTTCTCCTTATCCGTCATACCATGCTTCTGAAAATGTTCCAAAACTGAAATCTTCATCTTCGAATGCTTCTTTGATAGATTTTTCAATCGATTCTTTGAATTCTTTGCCTGTCTGGTCGTCTTTCACTTTACGCCATGAAAGACCTAAATAATAACTGTCATACTCACCATAAACAACATCAAATTTGACATCTTTCATTCCTTCAGCTTTGTCAGCAACTTCTTGTGAAACCTGACAACCATAAATCAAAAAACTTGAACTT